TTTTATTTATTTTTATTTGAAAACAATCATTTGAATGCAGAAAATGATGTTTTTCAATTGTATGATAAAGGCGAAGATTATAGAATTGGGTGGATTTTCCCAATATCTGTATTGGATAGCAATAAATAAAGGTGGATAAATATGACTACAGATTTAACTTTTAAACTTTATCAGACAAATTCTAATGGGTCTAAATTTTTAAGAAGACACCCAAAGTACGATGATTATAAGCCCGAATGGGATTTCTTTTTAGAGTGTTATTTAAACCCTATTGATTATGCAGATAAGCATTTGTTTAAGTATTTTAAAGAAGGTGACAACGAGTTTAGAGAGCGTAAGAAAAGGGCTTATAGAGAAAACCATACAAAAAAGGTTGTTGAATTAATTAATTCTTATCTTTTTAAGGCACAAGCTAAGAGAAAAATTGTTAATGATGCACTTTTTAATTTTAGAGAAAATGCTACAGGAAATTTTAAAAGTATAGAAAATTTTATGCAACATTCAGTTGCGAGATTTGCCAATCTTTTAGGAAGGGTTTACGTTGTGGTCGACAAGAAAAACCCAGAAGTTTTAACAGGAACTCATTTAGACAATATTAAGGGAATGCCATATTGTTATGTTGTATTCCCCCAAGACGTTCTTGATTTGTCGTTCGATGATGTTGGGAATATTAGATGGATTTTACTTAAAGAGAGTGTTAGGGATGACGAAAATCCATTTGAAAGTACTGGGGAGATAAATGAGCAATATAGATTGTGGTATGGGGGTGATTGGTGGCTTTTTGACAGCAATGGAGACGAAATAGCAAGTGGCTCGACTGGGTTAGATGAAACACCAGTTATAGCGGTTGACGGGGAAGAGGGGTTAGATGTTTATAATGGAGTAAGTCTTATTAAAGATATAGCCTATATTGACAGAGCTATATTTAATAACTGGAGTAGACTTGACGTAATTGTAAACGACCAAACGTTTTCGCAATTAATAATTCCAGCAGAAGGAATTATTTTTACTGATACCGACGAAGATATGAAAAGCCAAATTTTAGAGATGGCTACTAATAGGGTTTTTCTATATTCTTCTCAAGCACAAGTTCCGCCTAAATATATTTCGCCAGATGCAAGTCAAGCTCAATTTATTTTGAGTATGATAGAGAAGCAAACCAAGCAACTTTATGCTATTAACGGGTTGTCTGGCGAGGTTGCAAGTGATGTTAAAATACAAAGCGGTTTGGCTAAAACTTATGATTTTGACAAGCTTAATAAAATGCTTGCAAGTAGAGCCTCTTCTTTTGAAGTAGCAGAAAGAAAAATCTTTAGGTTGGCGTCAAAGTGGATGGGGATAGATACCAATAATTTCAATGAAATATGTGTAATAGACTATCCTGATGACTTTGATGTTAGGAGTTTGGCTGATGAAATTAGCTATGCTCAAGAAATGTCTTTGTTAAATATTTCAGAAACGTTTGAAAAGCAAATCAAGAAGAACATTGTTTATAAGGCTTTCCCAAAGCTTGATAGAGATACCCTTAAAGTTATTGAGGATGAAATTGATAATGGAGGCGGTTTTGGGGAAGTAGCCACAAGTTTTAGTAATGATAGTAATATTTTTGAAGGGACAAAGTTTGACACTTTGGACACTATTGATAACACATTAAATCAAAAAATTAAACCAAAACAATAGGAGGAGTATTTTATGGAAACAAAAAATGCACAGGGTGCAGGGGCTAACCTTGAAGGTGAAAATTTTGAAAAAGAGCAGGGGAAAGGCGCTCAAGAGGAACAAACAAAAGACCAGGAAAAGAAAGTTTTTTCAGAGGATTATGTAAAACAACTTCGTGAAGAAAACGCTAAATGGAGAACTAAACTTAGAGAGCTTGAGGAAAAGCTTACAACTTTGGGGGAAGTAGACCCAGAAGAGTATAAAAAGTTGAAAGAGCAACAAGCAGAGTTAGAGCGCAAAAAGCTTGAAGAAAAGGGTGAATTTCAAAAACTTAAAGAACAACTTATTAATGAGCATAAAAGAGAGCTTGAAGCTAAAGAAACATATATCAAGCAACTTTTAAATGAGAAGCAGAGTCTTGATGACACTCTAAACACAACCATTTTAAGTAATTCTGTCGCAATTGAAGCGGGTAAAGCCAAAGCCTATAACCCAAAAATCGTTGAAATGATAATTGCTCAGGAGGCAAAAGTTGAATTAACAGAAGACGGTAAAAGGGTTATTAGATTTTATGACTCCAACGGAGTTTTGAGAGTTAATGGTAAAACTGGCGACCCACTTACAGTAAAAGAGAGAATTGCTGAAATGAAGGCTTCTGAAGAATTTGCTTACCTCTTTGAGGGTGGCAATGTTGGTGCTGGAAGCACAACTACCTTTAATGGTAGAAAAATTGATTTAAATAAGCTTTCTGCCTCAGACAGAATTAGAGTTAAGAGGGAGATGGCAGGGTTATCTTAACAAAAAAATTAATAATGGAGGTCATCAATTATGGCACAAGGAACAACTTTTACTTTACCAAACTATACAGGTGAACTTTTTGAATTAAACCCTAACGGAGCGAGATTTTTCTCTGCTATAGGCGGTATGAATGGGCTTAGAACTGTAAGTAATATTCAGTTTGGTATCACAACTTATGATTTGGGTAGCGACGACTCTAACCCAGACGCACTTGAAGGTCAGGACGCTCCTGATACTGCACCTGTTGCAAGAAGTGGATTATCTAACATTGTTGAGATATTCCACGAATCAGTAAATATTTCTTATTCTAAGCAGGCAAGTACTGAGAAACTTGCTACAGATGCTATCGACGGCGTGAATAACGTTGTTGATGAAAAAAGCTGGCAAGTAGAACAGAAAATTAAGAAAATTGCAAGAAGGATAAACTATCAATTCCTTAATGGTACTTATTCTTTCCCAGCAGATAATACAACTGCAAGAAAGACAAGAGGCTTATTGAGCGCTATCACTACTAACGTGGTTGTAGCAGATGGCGGGACTGGAGCACCAGACAATCTTAGCGCAAGCTATATAGAGTCACTTATCAAGAAAATTTTTGATAATGGCGGTATGGAGTATGATGATACTCTTACAATAATTACCAATACTGCTCAGAAAATCAAGCTTGACTCTATATATGGTCAGCCAGTTCAGAGCACAACTGTTGGTGGTGTTAAACTTGAGCAAATCTACACTCCACTTTGTGAGCTTAATATTATGCTTGATAAGCATATGCCACAAGATACAATTGTTATTTCAACATTGTCTATGTGTAAGCCAGTTGGTTTATTTGTTCCTAACAAGGGCGTTTTCTTTGAAGAGCCACTTGCTAAAACTGGTGCGTCAGACAAGTCACAGCTTTATGGCGAATTTGGACTTGATTATGGCGTAGAGAGATTTCACGGTAAAATAACTAACCTTATTGGTTAATTTTAAGGCGGGGAAACCCGCCTTTTTTGTAGTTTAAATATGGGAGGCAATATGAAATTTATTTGTGAAAAACATCCTGAGTTGCAAATAGGTTTAGATATATCTTTTAAAAAAGGAGTTTACGAAACAAACGATGAGAAAAAGATTAAGTCAATTGAAAAGTTGGCGAAAGCTTTTGGAATTTCAATTTTAAAGGAAGATGGAAAAGTAAGTGAGGATAAGGGCGTAGAGAGTGTGGAGATTAAGGAAGAGGATTTGGAAGATTTGAGCTTTTTACAAAATATGTCCAAGCAAGAGATAATTGACTTTGCAGAAGCTAATTGCCAAATAACTTTAAATAAAAGTATGTCAAAAGAAAAGATGATTGAGGCAATTGGAAATTTCAAGCAATCTTAATTTTAGGAGTTTAAAATGCCAGCACAAATTGATGCAACAAAGGGTGGTCAAAATTCTAATAGTTATATTACGCTTGAAGAGGCTGACCAATACTTTGATAATATGCTTTTTTTTGACGAGTGGGACTCTTTAGAGGTAGAGGATAAATTAAGGTTTATACATACTGCAATGGAGATGCTTGAAAACTTGCAAGTAAAGTTTGACAAGGCAGACCCAACACAAGCTTTAAAATTCCCTGTATCTACTTTAGAGTCAAAAGATGATGGTTGGGATGCTATAAGAAAAGCTTTAAAAGCTCAATTAAAGCATTTGGTTTTTCATCACCAAGCAATTAGGGATGCTGAGAATTTTAAAGTTTCTGGGATGCTTAGTGAAAGTGTCTCTAAGAGTTATCAAAAATTTGCTGGCTTTAATGAACTAAATAAATATCCAACAGAGGTTAGGAATATTTTATCTTATTATGTGAATTTTGGCGTTAGAATTAAAAGGGCTTGATAATGAGAAGTAATGCAGTTGTATTGGTTGACGTTAGAATTAGGCAACTTACTAATGATTTTATATCTGATAAAAATTTTTGCAATGGATTTAATTATAGAGGGTATATTAAGCTTGTTTCAAAAATAGTGGCAACAAATATTAACAATGTTGCAAGCCAATACAATCTTGACGAAGCAAGAAAAGCGAAATTGTCGAGACTTGCCAACACTTATTTATCTAATATTGATAAAGATGTAAGAAAAAAAATTTATAATGTAAAACGCTTTTCAATTGAAAATAATTGTTCAATTGATATGGCACATAGAATTTTATTAAAAAATTTATTGTTAAAAAATTTCTATAAAATTAATGGGGAACTTTTTGGCGATGTACTAACCAAGTTTATTTATTAGGTGGGCTTATGCAATATAACCATACTGGGTTTTTAGTCAAATATGAAAAAAATGATTTTGGGGATTTTATAGAAAGTTCAAAAATTCCAATACGATTTAACTTGATTGACGGAGAAACAAATAAGGCAGTCATATCTAACGGTGAGGTTGTCGTTTACGATATAAAAATTATTATGAGGGGAACTAAGAGCGCAATTAAGCTTGTTGATGGGGATTTTAAAATTGTGTTTAATGGGAAATATTATAAGCCAGTAGGAATTTACTATATATATAGCCATACTGGCAATAATGTAAAATATATTGATATAGAGCTTGTCGATGATAAATTTAAGAAAGCTTAGGAAAAGTGTTTTACAATTAAAAAAGCGCTTTTCTCAGCAAAAAAGATTTACAAATGAAATGATTGAAGACGCCATTCTTTCGGCTGCTGAATTTGTAAAGGATGAGTCAGTCAAAAGAACCCCAGTTGACGAAGGATACGTTGAAAGCGCTCACTATATTGATTCTGAGTATAATGATGATGAAATTTTTGTTGCCTATATTGCCGTTGATGAAAATTTAAGTGCTGGCGATGCAAAGGTTGGGGACTACGCCCAATGGTTACACGAGGGAAGCTATGAGCTTGGCAAAAATTCAAGGCTAAAACAGCAATCGCAAAAGGTGAAGGTTGGGAGAAAGTTTTTGGAGAGGGCTTTCAAAGAAAACCAAACCAAAATTCAGGAGATTGTTATATCTAAGCTAAAGAGGGAATAGTATGATAAGTTCTATTATTGTAGATATATTAAGCAAAGATGTTAGTCTGGGATTAATAAAAGGAGTTAACCTATTTGCTGAGAGAGCTTCTGGGAATAAATATGTTCTTGTGAGTGTTACACACTGTTCTGAGGCAATAGACGACCCTGTTGTTAAGAACGCAAGTATTAATATATTAATTTATGGATATAACGTTTCTGAGGGAATGGTTTTAGGCAGACATATTGTAAAGTCTCTTGAAAGTTTAACTCTACCATACAAATACTCTTTCGATGAAAGTGTTTATTATTCGCAATTTAGCGATGTGGTTAATTATACTTTGAAAGGTTTGAAAGTGACAATATATCCAATTTTACTCAATTATAGTGAGAGCTTTTCTATAAATTTAGAAGTAGTTTTTTCAGAAGAATAATCTCGAAATTAATTTAACGGAGGTAAATAATGGGAACAGCAGAAAATGTAAAATTAGGCGTTTGTAACGTAACTTTTGGTGGAACAGATTTGGGCTACACCAAAGGGGGCGTAAGTGTTTCTTATTCAACTGAAAGTGTTGAAAAGACAGTAGACCAAGAGGATGTGCCGATAGGAGAAATTATTACTAAACAAAATTTTGAAGTAAAAGTGCCTATGGCAGAGTATGATTTAGCAAAATTTGAAACTTTGATACCAGACTCAACGCTTGTTACTGACTCAGTTGACTCAAGTAAAAAGAAGCTTGTTATTGGTGGTAGTGCAGGGACTGATTTACTTAACACTGCACAAGAATTAGTTTTAGTCCCAGTTGGCGGGAATATGAATGACTCAATCACCTTACATCACGCTATCGCAGTACCAAGTTTTGAATTTTCATTTGAAAAGGATAACGTTAGAGTTTTTGAGGTTACTTTTAAGGCTCTTAAAGGTGCTAATGGATTTGTTACAATGGGCGATGCAACAGCAACACCTTAATCATTAATTGAGAGAGACTACAAGAGGACGTCCTATTTTCTTGGTGGCAGGGGAGTCCCCGCCACCGTATTAAAATTACTAAAAAATGTTGGAGGATAAATGAAGGTAGTTAATTTAAATAAATTTAAAAATGCACAACAAGTAGAGCTTGATGGTAAAACTTATAGTGTTAGAGGCTTGAAGGTTAAAGAGTATATGAGTGGGGAATTTGACGTTCTTACGTCAGAAGGAAAAACCCCAAAAGAAAATTTAGAGACAATGATTAATTTTTTACTTAAAGTTACTGACATCCCAAAGGAAGTTTTAGAAGACCAAGAGTTGCAAGTTTTAACTGCACTTGTTGAACTTTCAAATGGAACTTACGAAGAGGGTAGCGAAAAAAAGTAAAAAGAGCAGGGGAAGGTTACAGGATACTTGAGATTGATTTCGGGTATTTATTTTCAGAGGTATTGCATTATTATTCAATCACATATTACGAACTTTTAGAGTTGCCAATTTATACATTTTGGGAGTTGTCGAAAAACATTCAAAGAATTAGGGGAGATGAAGATAGGCGTTTATTTGTTTTATTACAAAATATAATCGCAGGAAACCCAAAAGATTATCTTAATTCTCTTAACAAAGATGTTGGGAGCGTTTATATTATTGATGAATCAAGTGTAAGTCCAGATAAAGATGGACTTAATAGATTAAGAGCTTTATTTGGCTTGAGAGGGGGTTAGTTATGAAGTTAGGAAATTTATTTGTCGAAATTAAGGCAAGTACAGAAAATTTTAATAAAAAGATAAATGAGGCTACCTCTAAATTAGATGGGCTTTCTTCTGCGGCGAATACGACAAATAAAGCCCTATCTACTATGGGGCGCAATTTAAATAAAAACTTAATTAACCCCCTCAAACATTCTTCTATGACTGCCATTAAATTAAACCAAAGTTTACAGTTGGCTATTGGAACTATTCATATGTTTAAAAGTGCTTTCAACTCGTCTATTGGGACTATCATTGACGCTTCTTCAAAAACCGAGCAGTATAGGGCGAGAATGTCTGCGTTTTTAGACACTAATGAAAAGGTTAATAAGACATTTGAAGATATGCAAAAGTTCGCAACAACAGTCCCAGCAACATACGAAGAGATTATGGATTCAGCAACAAGGCTTATGTATGTTATGGGCGACCAGTCAGCAAATTTTAAAGATAAGTGGATGCCACTTATTGTTGATATATCTTCTGTTACTGGGATTAAAGTAGAAGAGGTAACAGGACAGCTAATTCGTATGTGGTCTGCTGGCGCACAAAGTGCCGACCTTTTTAGAGAGAGAGGCGTTACAGCTATGCTTGGCTTTAGCGCAGGAGTAAGCTATAGCGCTCAACAAACAAGAATAAGATTACTTGAAGCAATAGAAGGCGGTAAGCTTGGATTTATCGGGGCGTCTAAAGTTATGGCTAAAACTTGGGACGGTTTAATTTCTATGATACAAGATAAACTATTTTATTTTAAAACTAAAATTGGCAACTCTGGCTTTTTTCTTTATATGAAGGCAATGGTCAAAAGCATAAATGATTATTTTGACGAAATGTTAGAGCAAGGAAAGTTGGATACTGTTGCAAAGACAATATCAGATACGCTTATTAATGCCTTTAAAAAGGTTTTAATATATTCTGCAAAAGTTGTAGATTTTTTCAAGACTTATAACAAATATTTTGACTCTGGGATTATAGGCTATATATTTTTTGGTAAGCTTGGCGCTGTAGTTGCTGTGTTGATAGCAAAACTTGTTGACTCTCTTTTTGGAATTGATTTAGGGAGCGCTGTTACTGACTTGGCTTCAAAGTTAATTGATAGTGTGAAGGGAGTATTTGACGGAGTAGAAGGGAAGCAGAATGATATTATAAAAAAATACGGAATAACAACTATTCAACAATTAAAAGATGTTTATAGAGATATTGGAGAGCAAATTTCCAAGTCAAAGGCTGAGATACAAGAAGCTTATGGAATAACAGATAATGATTTTGAAGCACTTGTTCAGTATAATTCCACAGGAGTTCCAACGGTAAATAGTTCTAATGCAATTTCAAGAGTTGGTAAACAGGGTGTAGACGCCGTTGGAAGATACGTCAAACTTGTAGATGAGCAAAAAGTCGTTCAAGGGTTAATTGATAAATATGCACAAGATAAAGAAAAATTCAATAATAGATTAAAAGGGCTTAACGAACAGGAAAATTCAACAGAAATTCAAATTTTAAAGTGGCTTAATAAGGTTGATGAAATTGCCAAAGACTTAGAGAAAGATAAGATTAATGCTCGCGGAATAGTAGATACTTATGCAAGACTTTCTAAAGAGCAAGAAGAGGTAAATAGCCGTATTGATAGGTATATCCAAGACATAGCTAATACAAACTCTAAAATGGAGGTTGGAAATACTTATGCCTCACAATTGTTAACAATTGCAAAAAAGTTCCATAACTTAATGGACGAATTTAATGAAAGCTTTATTCGTCCAGATGATGCAAAAGCGATTGAATTATATGGGGCAAAGTTAGATAGCTATAGAGAACAGTATGATGCAATTTTAAATAAATTGCTTGGTATAAAAAATCAGGCAAAACAGGTTATAGATAATCTCGTTAATGATGTTAGTAAAGAATACGACGATAAAATGAAAGATATAGATGTAAAACTTACTTCTCTTGGTTTGAGTGAGTCTGATGCTATTAGTCAAGAGGGCGAAAATTTAAAACAATCTTATAAAGATTTGTTTGCCCAAATAAGAGATATATTAATAAATGAGTTTAAATATACTACCTCCCAAGTTGATTTAATTGTTAATTCCTCACTTAAAAATATTAGCAGAAAGATAGATGAGTATGTTGGCAAACAGCAAGAGTTGCTTGCTAAAACAAAGATTAAAGAGGCGAAGGAAACGTCTGTTGAGTATAGAGCCAAATCTGAAAGTTTTAAAATAGAGTATGGAGACTCAAAATCTGTGAAAGATTTGCAAAACAGGCTTAAAAAAGATGTTGGCGGGCAATTTTCACTTAACACTTTTGATGTTGACTTAAATACTAAGCTGTTCGACATTGCAGAAAAGTATTCAAAGACAAGAAAGGCACTTGAGGATTTAATAGAAAAATTCCCAGAGCTTGGGGAGGCTTTACAGCAAGCTCAAATGGCGGAAATAAAGTATGCCCAAGATACCACCCTTACAAATGCTATGGAAAAAAGACTTGCAAAGGTTCAGGCTACTTTTGAAGCTTTTCACGATATTTTTTCTACAATTGGGGAGCAAATAGGGCAAGGATTGGCTGATGGAATAGAAAATGGTTTTGATTTTGGGGCTTTTTTTGCCAATTTAGCCAAAATGATGAGAGCTATGGCAATACAAAAAACAGTATCTCTTATTTTTGAAGGTACATATCAACAGATTATGGCGACTATCTATAGAACTTTGGCTATTTCTAATGCTTTGGCAAACCCAGCTTTGGCGGCAGCTTATTGGCAGGCTTCTATTGGGGCGCAAGTTGCTTCAAGTGGAGCTTTTGCTGGAGCAGCAGTTATGGGGAGTCTTGCGGGGGGATTAATCGCAGGTATGGCTCACGATGGTATGAAGAGCATCCCAGAAGATGGCACTTGGCTACTTCAAAAGGGCGAGAGAGTTGTCGACAGACAAACAAATAAAGATTTAACTAATTTTATCCAAAATGCCTCTGGAGCTCCACAGGTAAATATGACTGTAAACATTAATGGGGGTGATGCTGAAAGCGTAGAAAAAGCAACCCCAGAATTAAAGAGGACAATAAGAAGACTTTTTCAGGAAGAATTGAGTAATAATGGTCAAATGAGAAAGATGATGTATTCTCGATAGAAGGGGGGGAGTATGACTTATTTAACCCTTCCACTTCAGCCACACAAAATCATCCAAACTGTGCCATCACTTAATACAAAGGTAATTTCATATAATGGTGGTTTTGAGCAAAGGGTGAGCAAGTGGGTTAAACCAAAAAGAAAGTGGAAGTGTCAATATAATGGGATAAACATTCAAGATAAGGACACTTTGGTAAATTTCTTCATAGGTCGTTATGGGCAATTAGAAGCTTTTTATTTTTATGATTATATCAAAGGAGAGCAATATCTTGTAAGATTTGCAAATGATAGTATCACAATAGAGCATATAAACGCTCACTTTTTTAATGTTGAATTTGAATTGTTAGAGGTGTTTGACAATGAGGCTTAATGAGGCAAATTTAAAGATAGCGGAACTTTATACGTTTAAGTTTAACAGCAGGGTTTCAGATGGAGAGACTCTATATTTTACATCGTCAAATGCAAAAATTTTAGAATATGCCCCAATTGCAATTAAAAGGGGGAGTGTTGACTTTAGTATGGAGCTTGAAGTGCCAAAGCTCGATATAACCATAGCTAACAATTCATTTAAACTTAAGGGAGATAAGATAAATATTATAAAGGCAATTGACATTGGGTACTTTACCAATTGTTATGTGACAATAGAGTATTATAATGTGGATACTGGGGAGAGAGATGTTTTTTGGTATGGGTATATAGACAAAGAAATAAAGTATACAAGAGATGAGATAACCTTCAGCGTTTATTCGTTACTTGAAAAACTCAATCAACAAATCCCAAAAATAACTTATCAAGAGCAATGTAATTTAAAATTGTATTCTACAAGGTGTGGGCTTAATAAAGAAAATTACAAGTTTACTGGCACTATTAGTTCAAAAATAGATAATAAAACATTCAATGTAGTTTATAGTGGGCAAACTCCAAGTGACGATTACTTAAAATATGGTTATTTAGTTTTTACAAGTGGAGAAAATTCAAATAATGGACAAACTATTAGTTCAAATTTAATTGATAATGGAAATAATGTAATTGTGATTACAAAATCAATGCCTTTCGCAGTTAATGTTGGCGATACTTTTGAAGCTTTTGCTGGATGTGATAAAAGTGGTAAAAGTTGTGCAGAAAAGTTTAATAATTATGTAAATTTTTTAGGATTTGAGTATATTCCAAATCCAGAAGTAATGCTTTAAGGTGATTTATGTCTGACGATTTAAAGGTGCAAATTATAGATGAATGTAGGAGTTGGATTGGGACTAAATGGAGACATTATTGCAAAATAAAGGGCTATGGGGTTGATTGCATTTGGCTTGTGGTGGAAGTTTTTAAGTCGGTTGGACTTTTAGGGGAAATAGAAATCCCATATTATACAAGAGATTGGGCGTTAAGGCGGAGTGAAAGCCTCTTAGAAAAGTATATATTAGACTATTGTTATGAAGTTGACAAAGATGATTTAGATGTAGGAGACTTACTTTTATATAAGTATGGCAAATGTTCTTCACACGTGGCTATTTATATCGGGAATAATAGGGCGATACATTCTCACATAAAAAGAGGCGTGGTTGAATTTGACCTTAATGAAAAAGGTATGCCAGAAAGGCTTACTAAGACATTTAGACTTAAACTTGATAATGTGAAAAAGGAGTAATAATTATGGCTGTTTATGCTGCTGCCTTTGCAATTGGCGTAACTATCGCACTTTTGGGGCGTGTTTTTTATAGACCGAAATTCCAGAATAATAGTGAGAGTGAAAAGCCACAAAATTTGCAAATTCCGACATCAACAAGGGGAATACAAATTCCTCTTATTTATGGGAAAAGGAAGGTTGCAGGCAATTTAATTTGGTATGATAACTTCCAAGTTCACGAGCATATAGAAAAGCAAAGTGTAGAGGCAGGAAAGGGTGGCGGTGGCGGGGCGCAAGATGTTAGTTATACATATTATACGTATAGTGTAAGCTTTGCCTTTGCAATTTGTATGACAAATGATTATGGCGCAAATTTAATAAAAATTTACAATGGTGACAAAGAGATAGATTGGGTGGGGAATCCAAATATTAGATTTTATGACGGCACGCAGACGACTCCAGACCCACATATTTCGGCGCTTACAGAAAGACCTCCAGTATATAAAAATGTAGCATATATTGTTTTTGAAAATTATAATTTAGGGTCAAATCCAGCGTTCCCAAGCTTGTCTTTTGAGGTTGCTCATTATCCAATGTGGACTCCAGAGTCAAGGGTTTTAATGCCAAGTGCATTATACAATACTGGCATATATAAACATACGTATTATAGAGGTACAATACTTTACCAATTTTATGAATACCCTATTAGAAAAATAAAGGATGAGATATGGCAAAATATAGATTTCCCACATATACATAGAGAAACTTTACAACTATATGGTTATGACAATGGCGTTAATTATGTTGGGGGGAAATTCAAAAAGCTTTGCAGAGTAAGTCTTGGATATTATTTTTCTACTTTGATGATGAGAATCCCAACTCCAGCAATATCTTACATCGGAGAGTCCTTTTGGGAAGTTCAATATGGAGATATTGGCGATGGAGTTATTAAAAAGGACACATTATATATAGCCCCAGTGGCATTGCATAAAGATTTAAGTAAGTATGAATATGTTGGCGATAAATATGAAAATTTAGCAGATAATTCAAATTTATCTTTTGCTTGTCCGATTGACAATAGGGGCGAACAATACGGAAACGTTGTATTGGCTACGGCATATGGCGAGATTTTTGTAGATGATAACCACAAAGTATATTGTATTGATTACGCAAATTATAATGTTGGCTATTTATATGACAAAGCATATAATTTTATAGATATTACAAGTCAAATAGCCCAATATGTTAATATTGAAGATATTATTGAAATAGGCTATTATAATGGCACTTTCGGGAGGACTTTGGCTTTTTCAACAGTAAATAGCGAACTTTATGTTTTTGTCTTCAATTATGATTGGTCTCAAATAGTAAGATATAAGAGTTTTTCTGGACTAAATACAGTTTATGATTTTTGTGTTGGGGGAGAATATTTATTTTACTGCCTTGCGAGTGAAAAGAAAATTAGAAAGGCATATCTTGGAGATGACAACTTTAGTGAGTCAATTATAAATACTTATAATGTAAAACATTTTTCAAAGAGATTTTCAAATATATTTATTGGGGAGGATGTAACAGATACAGCGCCTAAAAGCTTTGCTTTTCTTATGTCGCAAAGTAGTGGCGCAATAGAAGTGCCAACATCACTTGACTATGCTTATTTAACCCTTGATGAGGTTGAAGACTATTTTAATAGCGGTAATTATATAACTACTGACGGGTATATAGCTAATGAAAAAAGTACTTACAGCTACTATGAGGGGTTTTACTACAATGAGAATGATAATTTTGTAGAAATTTGGACAGATAGGGATGTTTATATTTCCCGTTTTAGATATTTTGATACGAGCTCATTTTACGACCCACAAAAAGTTTATACATATAAAAAAATAAACTTCAAATATAAATATAATAATATAGAATTTTTTTACTTAACTTCATTAAGTTCAGTCATTCCCAATGGGCTTGGGATTATTGCCCTTGCTCAATCGAATTTAGATAATATTGTTGGGGTTACAACTCCTCAAGGAGCAGAAAATATACAAGATATGTTAGATTTCTCTAAATTTAACGAGGGGAAGATTTTTTGGCAACACAATTCAAGCTGGATGCCATATTATGATGCGGATTTAAAGAACTCAAATTTGACTTTGGATTTTTCCACTTTCTTCCCATCAAAATATACAAGTGATAAAGATTATTATATAATGCACGCTTCTCAAGGGGAAAAGATAAGCTTGTATGACTTGTATGCAAGTTATTGTCCTGTTTGGCGCTCTGATTATATATATAGAGAGGGGCTTGCCTACAGTTGGGCAGACTATTATTTGGATGGTGCTGATTTAGTTTTCCCTGATGGGCAAAAACTATCTGATATGATAAGTTCTCTGGGTCATTACAATAAAAATGGGTTTGATATTGTTAACGAAAAGGATTTTAGACTCAGGATTTTTGGCAGTGGCGCCATATTGGCAGATAGTTCTGACGGCCATTTTATAGCCTACGTATACGCATCAACAGACGATGGCAAAACATACAAATTAAACCTTCTTGTAAGAGAGAGTGCGTCAGATTACGAAAGCGGACTGCCATTTGGGAGCAAAAAATTATATGAAGCTTTAAATACAATGTTTATTGTTTATTGGGTTGCAAGGAGTCCTTCATCTTTTTATAATAGTGCTTATGTTGAAGCCTCTTCAATATATCCAAACATTGTAATTGTTTCAATTCCGAGCGTCATATACTCCCGAAGCTCATATCAACTTACAGACACTTTTTGTGATACTTTGGGGAATTGTGTTGAAGCAACATATAATGTTGACTCTGTTAATGTAAACACAAGTATAAGTAGGTTTACAATTGGAGGAATTCCCTCAACAGAAAAAATAATATTTTTAGATGGCGGTTGGTGGAGCAAATATACTGGTGATGGGCAAAATCATATGCGATTTAATATGATATTAGCCTTAACAGATAAGGATGGGGTTTATGTTTACTATGAGAAGTCTAAATTTAATGATAGTACATTGGTCAACTCTTATATTGAAGATTCTGGTGGATTTATAAATATAGTTCCAAGTAATTTCAGGCCTATAACAGCATATATGTTATATAAAAATATTGTAAGATATGATTATTCAACATTTTATAACCCTACAGTTGTTATTTATGGAAAAGATTTAAATGATAATTTAGAAAAATATGTATTAGTTGAATTTGATATATTTCCTGACATTACAACTTATACTACGTCGACGCCAACTATGCTTAGTATGCATCCAGCAGTCAACTCTCAACCAGAAGAGCATTTTTTATTGGATGTGCGGGTTAAAGAGGGGTATTTCTCAATGGGGCAACAGCCAATTGTAACTCCACCATCAATATTTTTGGATATTTATAAAAATGGAGTTTTTGGGTGTGGGCTTCAAGATGATTTGTTGGATGCGGATACAATTGCGGATGCGCATAAATTTTGTTTTGACTCTAATATTACGGTAGCTCCAATTTATGATAAAGGGATTGTATTTTTAGATGCTACACAAGAACTTAACAATGTTCATTTTGGATATTTACAATTAAATAGCGATTTTAGCAAGATACAATACAGGCAGTTTAAACAAGAGTCTCTTGTCAATGATAATATTATTGATATTGATTATGACGTTATTGGAGAGCCAGAATTTAGTCAAAATATATCAGAATTTTATAATAGAGTTAAGATTAAATACACTAAACAAGATGATAATTATAGTGTTGGGGTTGTTATGGCAGATGATGAGTTCTCCTTTGAGGAGAATGGAATAAAGGACACAACAGTAAACCTGCCAATGATTGTAGATGCAGAAGTGGCTCAAAAAATAGCCAATACTTATCTATCAATCAACAAAGAGCCAGAAACAAAGGTTTCTTTTAAAGTAAGCTATAAAACATTTAATAAAGCATTAGTCGGGAATATTGTATATTTGTATGATGAGTCTAACCAAATATATATGCCGATTAAAATAACAAAAATAACAGAAAGCGAAGATGAAATTGAAGTTGAAGGATTAAAATTTGATTTTGGAGGTCTTGAAAACGGGACGCCTCCAAGTTATATTATTCACCAAGCTCCAAGTTTATTCGAAGCTCCTGAGAAGGTTGAAGGCGCAATCATATGCGAATTGCCACCTTATTTGTCTGGAGAGAAAGTTCTTGTAGGAATGGCTATTGATAAGCCAGATGACAATGAGGGCTGGGCTGGAGTTAGTGTGTATGAGTCTATCAATGACAATGAATATTTTAGGACAAGCACTATAACATTTGATGGGACTTTTGGCAGTGTTATAGAGGTTGGTTCTGACTATTTGATTGCCATAGTTAATAACGATAGTCAATTTATGAGCTACAATAGTTACGACCAATACCTTGTGGATGACGGTACAAACTTAATATTTAACAATAATAGTAAAAAGTTTATGAGATTTGGTAAAGCAACGCTTTTAGAGCCTAAAAAGTGGAAATTTGGCTGGATTATTGATGATGTTTATGGGTTTTCAACGAATAGAATTGTAAATTGTAATGTTGGAGATTTACTTGTATTCCATAAAAATCTAAAAATAGAAGAGAAGAGTGGAACTATTATTGGTAAATCAGTAGATTTTGCCTTCCCATCATTTAATTTTGCAGGTGATGAGCAGGAAATCACAAGCGCAGAGACAATTGATAATTTTATAGTAGAGGGCTATGGAGTGAGACCACTTCCTGTAGAGAATGTCTTAGTCAATGGAAGCAATTTTTATCAAATTGACAAAACGCAGCCTTGCGTTGTTAGCTGGATTTCAAGGAATAGATTTAAAAGAGATGCCGATGGTCTTGAAGACTATGATTTTGTTGATTTTAAAGTTGTCGTAAAAGATTGGCTTGGCAATATTGTTCACACTGAGAATACTGTTCAAACAAGCATAGCACTTTCAGAATTAATTTATAGTAGCTTAGATAATCATATTTATTTGGAAATAATAAAAAGAGGGAGCAAATACGATAGCAAGATGGTGAGTGTTAAGATTAAATTGGTTTAGATGGGGGGGGGTCAATGGCTTTTACTAAAAATACCAATATAGCAAAAATCCCAGTCGGAGCTACAGACTGGGTTTCTTTGGTCAATGGCTTTATAGATGCCTATGAAGAGGGGCGAACTATTAAGCTTGTTGCTGGTGAGGATATAGCACAGTTTAAGGCAGTAACACTTAATAATGACGGAAGTGTATATTTAGCCAATAATAGTGATATTTTTTTAGGTATAGCCTCTAATAGCGCATTAACTGGAGAAGATGTTTTTATATTTAGAGATGTTGGAATTGAAATAGCATTTGGAAGTTGGCAGATTGGCGGGCTTATTTATCTTGGGAGTGGGGGGGATTTAACACAAACTCGAGCTGCTGATACAGATGAGCCGATAGGAATTGCAATAAGCAATAGTTCTTTTGTACTTATAGACAAGAATAATGTTATATCACTTCCAACGCATTATCACGACGACCTTTATTATACTGAGACTGAAGTTGATAGTTTGCTATCAAACTATTATTTAAAGAGCGACTTATACAATAAGACTGAAATTGATAGTTTGCTTGCTGGTTTGCAGGCATTGGGGAATCAATCTGGAGCTTTAGGACTTTCTAAGACTTTAACCGTTAGCTCTGGCGATATTTATTACTTCGACGGATTTAATATAAGCGATGTAGCTCCATCTTTAAATATTTTTCAGGGCGGTATTTTACAAAATATTCATACAGTTGCACAAGTTTATTTTGAAGACAATTTTTTAAAAGTTAAGTTTTTGGCTGATGGAACTTATAGAGTTGATGCAATTATTAGCGGGGCTTATAAGGATGGAGATATTGATTTACTCGAATATGCTGACAATATTTGTTATGTAGAAAGTGGGTATGTAGAAGATGGATATGTAGAGTGTATACAGTCTTATGTTGATGTTGGATATGTCGAAACTGGGTATCATATATAATATAAAATAAATATCAAAACAAATGAAAAGGAGGATTTTATGAGCATAGTTTTGCGTAATGTTAAAGGTGCGCCTTTAACTTTTGACGAGATGGACGCCAACTTTAAAGAATTGAGAGATAAGGTAGTTTATGTTTCTGGGGATACACTTCCAACAACAAATGAGAATGGAGATGCTTACACAGAAGGAACTATATACTTCCAAAAAAATACTGCTGGAGAGTATAAAATTTGGGTTTATGGCTCCTCTGGGGCTGAAGAGCTTACAATGGGTGGCATAACTAATTCGCTTGAAATTGCCTCTTTAGCTGGGATTGCCTTCTCTGCACGAACAAGAGATGACATACAAACCTCTTATGCGCAAGAGGGTGCAGAACCATATATGCAATATTTGGCTTTTGCTAAGTCTGGTGTTTCTGGCACAAATTCTAACACTGGACTTAACAATTTATATATGACGTCTTCATATTATGTAGACACTTATGTCCCAGTATACCAAACTTATAAAGCTCTGCCAGAAACTTTTAAATTTTATAAAGCTTTGAATGATTGGTATGACGCAGATTTGGTTAATAGGTATGATAAACAAATTGTTTTAGCAGTTTTGGAATGGAGCGACTCAACTAAGGAATTTGGTTTTTATGAATTTCCTGGCGCAAGCGGATTTTCAAATATAAGGGATGTTAATATTACACAGTCAGATGCAGAGATTACAAACTTTTCAAATGCTTATTTGATTTTAGAAATTACTGAGACTGACCTTAACGATATGGGGCTTGTATATAATAAAACTGGAGCTGGAATATATTTTCCACAATTCAAAGACATAACTTTTGCTACAAGTCCTGCTGTTGACTTTGCAAAGATTAGTTTCTTGCTCACTAACCATACTTTCTTGGTTGAGATATAATTATTTAATTTTATTGAGATGGAGGGAGCGGTGACAATTACAATAAATCAAGACTTAATATTTATCGCTATATTTTTATCTATTTGTTTAGACGTATTTTTTAAGCCATTTATTAAAGTTAAAAATGAAAGCATTAAACGAGTCATAACAAGAGTTATTTTATTAATTTTGTCAACTATAGTCGTTTACTTAACAGACCCAAAAGAGCTAATTACTCAGTCAATTGCACTATCTGTTTTGTCAATGATTTTTTATGACGTTTCTGGATATAAAATATTAAAAAATGCCGTAAAAAAAAGGTTGGGGGACTCTTTAACCTAATTTACGACAGAAGTCGCCCGCCTCTATAGGCGGGGGTAGTTCACTTAAATTGGTATTATAGTGAGGGTATTATGTTTGGAACTAAATATATTTGGGGCTTTATATATAAGGGGATTGCTTTCTTTGTTGGTATATTTTCTTTATTTGCTTTTGGCTATTTAAAGGGGAGGAAAGCGCAGGATGGAAGGCACGAAAAAGAGGAGTTGGAAAAGCAAGTTAAACAACAAGAAAAAGTGATTAACAAACAAATAGAAAACGCCAGCAAAAAGGAAAAGATTGGGGAAAATATTAAAGCTCAAAATCAAAAAGAAAAAGAGTTAATAGAGAAAGTAAAAGAAAAGAAAAAATATAATATGGGGCAATGGGTAATTTTTGCTTTCATAATAACTTGTACTATAAGCTGTACAAGAACAAAAATTGAATATGTTGAAACACCCTGCTTAAAGCCAATAGTTTTAGAAAGACCAAGCTTAAACAATGTTGAAATATATCCAGATATGATTTTAGATAATGACACTTTCAATAAAATAATAGAAAACGACATTAAATTAAAAAGTTTAATAAAAAAATATGAAATGATGATTAATATTATTAACGAGGGGGGACAATGAGTAAAATTAAAGAACTCCTCATAAGGCACGAGGGGCTAAGGTTAAAACCATATTTTTGCACCTCTGGGAAATTGACAATAGGGGTTGGGCGTAATCTTGAAGATAAAGGAATAACTGAAAGTGAGGCGCTGTATCTCCTTGATAATGATATAAAAGAAACAATAAAGTATTTAGAAACCTTTGCTTTTTGGCATAATTTGAACACTCCAAGAAGGGACGCACTCATTGATTTTTGTTTTAATGTAGGCTTTGGAACTTTTATCAAATTCAAAAAGATGATACAGGCTCTTGAGTATGGGGATTATGAAAAAGCCTCAGAAGAGCTTTTAGATAGCAAGTATGCAGAGCAAGTTGGAGAAAGAGCAAGAGAGTTAGCCCATATTATTAGGCACGGAGAGTATTATCAATAGAGGGGAGATATGAAAGTTATATTTTACAAGGCAAAATATGGTGATTTATTAAATAAAATAATTGCTCTTTGGACTCTTGGAAAATATTCACATTGTGAACTTGTTGTTAAAGAAACTGAGCTTTTATATATAACTTACACGTCTCATATTGCTTATGGCGGGGTTGTTTGCAGGACAATATCAAAAACTTCTGATGAGTGGGATGTTATAGATTTAAGTAAATTTGATTTAAACAAAGAAAAGGCTGTTAATTTTTGTAAAAGCCAAATTGGGAAGGGGTATGATTTAAAAGCAATTTTTCTAACCTTTGTCATACCATTTAAAAAGCAAGACAGGAAAAAGTGGTTTTGTAGTGAATTTGTCACTGAGGCACTAAAGGCAAGTGGACTTAATATTGATAAGAAGTCTTTTAGAATACATCCAAACAAACTTTATAAGATTTTAAGAGAAATAGTATGAAATATTTTTTTGGAGGTAAGTATGCCGATTTACGCATTTCTTGATGAAAAAAATAAAGTAACCAACATTGAGGTTTTAAACTACAATATAGAGTTCCCTTATGTT